ATGGAATATGTCCATATAGGGACAACGGAACTAAGCGCCCAAGAAATTGAGACCATCAAGCAGATCAGCGCTAGTATTCGCCCCCCCTCAGCAGCGGTAATGACGCCCACTCCACTCTCAGAACCTTATGTTCAAATCAAAGAAGGTGCAGTCAATATTCGCCAGGGGCCAAGCACGTCGTTCCCCATTGTGGGGAAGATGGTCAAGGGAAACCGTTATGGAATCATCGGCAAAACACCTGATGGGAAATGGTGGCAGATCTGTTGTGTCAACAATAAATCAGCTTGGGTTGCCGCTTGGGTAGTAGAGGAGGTGGGGAATACAGAACAGATCGCCATTGTTCAGGATATTCCCACGCCTCCACCAACGCCAACCCCCAGGCCACAGGTAAATCCGGCCGAGGCGTTCCCTGGCATTGGAGAGACTGTCACGGCCGATGGCTGGGAATTCAAAGTATACGACGTCAAGAAACGGAAGGCAGTCTATTTCTATGGCGAAGCCTATATTGCCCAGGGGCACTTCCTGTTAGTCTTTGTCGAGGCCATTAATCGTAAGCCAGGGACCTCCTACTTCGGCGAGTTGAAGCCCTATGTGACCGATAGAGCAGGCAATGTGTATCGCCACTCCATCAAGGGTAGCAGCTACGCCCAGTGGCAATATGAGGGGCTTAGTAGCTTCTACTCCGATGTGAATCCCGGGAATGTAATCCGGATGGTGCATGCCTACGATCTCCCTGATACCGTTGGGGATGTAATGCTTAGTCTCAAGACACCGAAGTGGATCTATCTCGGAAACTTCTCATCCATGCCCTCGGAGGATGGCTAAGGACATCATGTACTCCGTACGTGAAAACGTAGGAGGCGGGATGCTTTCAACATATCCCGCCCCTTCGCTTCATTCCCGATAATACATCACACACCCGCCGACCGAAACTGCTGCCGACAGGTTCGGCACCAGATCCATCCACCGCCGATCTGGAGCCAGGGATACCCTTACGGATTATAATGCACGATGAGCGCCGGCCGCAGCTCGGACGTGATCACCTCTGCTGCGTAGATCTGCGTGTATCGCACCGGCGTCGGCGTGGCTTGGGGCGTGCTGGTCGCCTTCACCGTCGGCGTCGGTGTAGGCCCACCAGCAACCTGCCCCACTATCGCAAAGGGCATGATGTCGCCACCATCCGTCGCATTCACCGAACAGGATATAGGAGACGTACTCGGATCACACCACTCTTCCTGAACAAGCCACGTCGGTTTTGTAGCAGAACATCCAGAGCTGCTGCCAGGAGACCAGTACAGGTCATAGTAATCGCTTGTGGCCGTACCGGTCGTGGACAGGGCGAACCAGAACGTCGTGCCACTGATCAGCGTGATCGGCATGCTGAGCGTGATCGTAAACGTACCGATGCTGGGATAGCTGTCGTAATCAGTCGGCGTACCCGTGAACTGACCGCTAGCAACAGGAGTCCCCTGAAACGGAGCCGTGCCCGTGTAGATCTCCAGATCAAGCGGCTGGGACGGCGGCGGGTTAGTCTTATAGCAACACGACAAATACAGCTCTACACCATCGATACGCCAATCCGCATCCGTCGTTATCTTCCACGCCCACCAGTCAGCATAATCAACCGTCCCCAGGGCATCATACGGACACGTGGCGTGGGTGATGTCCCAGGGATCATGTACCCGGAACGTGGTGTCGAAGTCCGCATACGCCAGCACGATAATGGCCAGCGCCGCCAGCAAAGCGAACACCAGCCCCGCCATCGCCAGGCGCTTCCCTCTCACCGTCACGGCGTCCTCCCGATAATGCTATGCCCGCCCTCCGGCGTCGGCGATGCCACGTACGGCCGGACCAGCGACGTCACGTCCACCGTGTACGTCCCGGCCGCCGTGATCGTCGTGCATACCTCCGGCGAGGCGTAGTAGTCCTGCCCGGGCATTACGCCGGGCGTGGCCCACGGCGTCGGCGTGGCCGGCAGCACATTGGCATACCGCCACGTGGCGCCGATGTCCACCCACTCGTCCCGCTTCATCTGGTAGAAGCACACCTCCACCGGCGGGTTGAACACGGATGCCACCGTGAACCGCATCAGCACCTGCCCCACATAGCTCACGTTGCGCAGCGGCTCCAGATCCCACCCGAACAACGGCTCCGCCACAGGCGTGCCCCACGGGTCCGCCATCACTCGCATCGCAGTCAGAGCGGCCCGCGGCGTCTCCGTCGCCCGCAGGATGTCGATGTCGCCGATGCCCGGCGTGGGTGTGGTCGGCGTGGGCGTACCGGGCCAGTATCCCGGCGGCAGCTCGACGGTGGCCACCGTGGTCGGCGTCGGCGTCCACGTCGGTCCGGGCGTCGGGCACCAATCCATCGGCGTCTGCGTGGGCGTCGGGCTCTGCCAGAACCAGGCATTCGTCCGTCCCGGGCTCGCCCATCGATACTCCACCCAGTAATCAGAGCCGTCCGGCCAGGCGCCGATCGATCGTCCACATGCCGGCGCATGCCACGTCCGCCTGCTCAGCACCGCCCCGTTGCGATCCAGCAAGTACACATCGTCGCTGTCAGGATCGGCCGCCAGCTCCAGCCCCGTCTCGGCGGCGAAGAACACCTTCCACCCGTTGGCCCGAATGTATGTATACCTGGGGAACGTGTAGCAGTTGCGGTCCACGCACAGCTTCATCCCCACCAGCGGCACATCCTGATCCGTCGGGTTATACAGCTCGATGAAGCTGTCCCCGGCGTCGATCTCCGGGCTGCCATACCAGTTTTGGTCCGCCACCAGGCCGATCTCGTTCAGCACGACGTGATCCTGGATCGTCCCGTAGCTGGGCGGCGTGTTCTCCGGCGTCAGGGTCACCGCCGGCACGGACGTCGCTGTGGGCGTCGGCGTGGCCGTGGGGGCCGTGCCGGGATAGCCGTTGTAGCATGGGCTGTCCGGGTCCTCCTCATCGCACGGCTCACTCAACCAGTCGATGCGCACCATGTGGAAGTAGTCCACCCCGTCCCCGTTGTCATACAGCCGAAACGCCACCCCGCCCGGCAGGTCGTTGATCAGCCGCATATCGCCCAGGGCGAACTTCACCTGCTTCCACGTCCCGCTCCCCAGCTTGTTCACGATGCGGGAGCGCATCACCTGATCCGCTCCCAGATACTCGAACTGGAAGCCGTCGGTCCCGTCATCCAGGAACCAGATGGTGACCAGGTACCGGGCCGTACCGCCGTCGGCCAGTGGCGTTAGATCGTAGTACGACCAGCTGCTGTCGATGGCCACGCCGATGTAGGGGTTGCTCGCCGTGGTCCCCAGGGCATGTCGGGCATACGGCTGGGCACGAGCTGCAAGCGGCATGGCCGCATCGTCAGCCCGGATGTACTGCGTCGGCGTATACGTGGCCGTCTCCCGCACCATGCCCAGCGCGAAATCGCCCGGGATGAATGTGGATCCGCACGTGCCGCCCGGACAGGTATATGGCTCGCCCTCCGGGGCATGGAAGGCAATCCAGGCGATGGGCGAGGAGGTCGTCCAACCCAGGCTCCTCGCCACCAGCTCGCCGAAGCCGGGCAGCGGCTGCGTGTCCACCGTGTCTCCCCACAGCGGCACGCCCCAGCGGTGATTCAGCGAGATGAAGTCCGCCTCGTGGCTCAGCGCATTCAGAATCGACCAATACCCATACCACGTGCCCCCACCCCTCTGTGTATCCGCCGGGTAGTCCAGGATGTCGGCGCCCCCGGGATTGTGGGCGAACTCGAACGCCACCGATGTGGTCACCACCTCGGTCACGTCATACTTCATGGCCTGCGCCCAGGTGCCCGTGCCGTAGGCGTCTTGCTGATCGGGCGTCAGGCCGTTCATTTTGTATCCCGCCCCCGCCGCGCTGGCGTACTCCACGATCTCCCTACGATCCGCGTTGCTCCCGCCCGCGTAGCTGCAGGGCGACGTGGCCGCCTGGATCCACACCGGCTTCGGGCCCCACGCCTCCACGGCCACATCGATGGCGTGCTTGATGAACGCCTTGTACTCCTCGCAGGTCAAGACCTTAGCCGCCTCGGCACGATAGTCGCACCCCCGCAGGTTCTTCACCGGCGTCGTCTCGCCGTCCACGCCGGCGGAGATCCAGTACCCCACCACGTTGTCGTATCCCTTGTATCGATCCGCCAGCGCCCGCACGGCCGCGTCATAGGCCGCCTGCCAGCTCGGATCGTCATACATGGGCATGGTCACCGCCGGGCAGCTTCCCCCCGGATCCAGCTCATACCCGGCCGTGCGCCCCATCCTCCAATACACGAAGGCGGGCGTGTAGTCTCGGTAATCGCCGTCGTAGATCTCGATCTGCAGCATCACCGGCTTGGTCACCACCTCGCCGGTATACAGCTCCACCCGCTGCGCCTGCGCCGTGCTCACGTAGCGATCCAGGCCGCTCCAGCTATATGTGGATTCGCCAGATTGGAACTCGTCCCACCCCCACGGCCTCATGGAGCCCACAGGCGGCCACCAGGGGTGCGACATACGCACCTCCCGGTTGCTGTAGTCGTCTCGGAAGAACAGGATGTTCACGGGCGGCGTAGGTGCCGCCATGATCGTTACATCTTCCCTGGCCGCCCGATACACGCCGGCAGCGATCGCCGTGATGCCAAGGACGGCTGCGACAGCTATGGCCAGGGCCTTCCTCCGCCTCATCATGCGATCCTCACCACCGCTAGCTCCGGCGACATAGCCGGAGAGGCGTTCAAATTCAGCGCCGCACCTGATGCTTGATGCACCATCATCTCGACGTAGTCTCCGACGGAGAACTCCCAGATACCTGCGATCGTCAGCGGAAGCGTCGTGCCTGGGGCCGAAGACCGCTGTGTGGCGATGTACGTCGTCCCGTTCACACGAAGGGCCACGTACGCATGCCCGGACGAGATGGTGGCCCATTGAATAGCCCCTGTGACGACATACACGCCTGCCGTGTTGATCGTGATTCTTGTTGGGCTGGCCGCGCTCCACATGTTGTCGTAGTCGAAGCGCTCCGTATCGAACGACACGGCTGTCTCGGTTGCATTCGGGATGGACTGCGCCGTGGAGCGATACACGCGCGCTGCGATCTTGGCGATGGACGCGGTCCCGAACTCCACTCCATTCTCCGCCGTGTTGACCAACACGGCCTTTCCGGCCTGCCCGGTGTACGCAGATGGTGTGTCGCTGAGTTGCAGGAAATTATCGGCACCACTCATGTCAGGTGGTGGAAACTGACCGGGCATATCTCCTCCTTCTCACGCCTGCTTGAACCCGGTGATGATCACGTTCACCACGTCGGCCGCGCTCGCCTGCCCGCTGAGCTTCCATCCGGCCGGCAGCGTCAGCGGACCAAACGGCAGCGTCCAGGTCGTATTGGCCGGGATGGTCACGTCGTAATACAGAGCGTTCGTCTGCGCCGGTGAGCCGGTGCCCCCATCGTACAGGTGAATCCGGAACGTCCTCGCCGATGTGTCCGTGTTCGTGATGACGATCCCATCTAACCTGTACGTCTCGCCCGCTGGCACGGTCAGGATGGCCGTGTCCGTGGTGCCCAGCGAGACCACCACAGGGATCAGCACCGAAGTCGCCATCTCACACTCCTATCGCCTGGTAGAACCACACATCCTCCGGCTGAACCGTGCCGGTGCCACCCCCTCCGGCTTGCGGCTCCCACTGCGATGCCGTGGCGTTCCACGTCAGCACATCCCCATCGCTCGGGGCCGCCACACCGATCGCCCTGCCTTGCAGCTTGACCGCATCATGCTCTAGATCGGTGATGTCCGCCTCCACGTGCGTATGCGTCTTGGGGTCATGCAGGTCGGCCGGATCAGACAGCGCCGCGTGACGGCTCACGGTCAGATAGATCGGATGATCGTCATCCGCCAACCCCACCAGCCCGCCGTGGTCGATCGTCACGTTGCTGAGGTTGATGGTCCCCCGCAAGGCCTCCACATCGATCCACAGGCCATCGTTGCTCAGGATGATCTTGGGACTGTACGGGTCTGACCATCCGATCTGGATATACAGCTCATTGGGATCCCGCTTCGTCCCCGCCATGACCACGAAGCCGTCCAGCCCATCGGCATTGCGGGCTCGGATCTGCTTGCCGCCGTCGAACACGATGGCGGGGCCGAACGGCGTCCCCACATACATCAGGCCCAGCAGCGTCTGCGCCTCGCCGTCGATGACCAGAACTTCCTTTTGCCCCGCCCGGAAAACGATACGCCCGGCGGAGCCCTGGATGACGACATTTCCACGTGGCTCCTGGTCCGTCCCCGGCCAGCCGAAGAACGAATCGCCGGCCGCGAAGCTCCCCACGCCGGGGACTGCCGTGTCCCGGCTGAAGATGCCCCAACACGGATGCCTCTCGTGGTCATATCCGACCGCGTTCCCGCCGTGGAAATCGATGCCGAACTTGCTGGCCAGCAGATATTCCCGGCTGCCGTCCCGCAGGTCGCCGATCGCCAGCCCGAACATCGTCTCGGCAATGCCCAGGATGCCTTTCAGATTCCCGATCCTGAGCCTGCGCACCACGTCCGTCGCCGAGTCGCTCTCCCGCGTGAACATGTCCCGATACGGCCCGTCATCGGCCACGGACACGTCCACCATGTAGCCACCGCCCTCAGCACCCACACCAATGACCGCCGTCCCCTCCGGGAAGTCATAAGCGCGCCCGCCGTCAGCCGCCCGCTTGACGCTGTACCTGTATCCCTCCCGATCCGCCGTGCCGTCGTCGTCGATGCGGACGATCTCGTTGACGCCCTCGCCCAGGGACATGTAGGCATACATGCCCTCTTCCAGCCAGTTGTCGGACACCCAGATCTCGGTGTCGGCGCTGGCCAGATCGGACAGCAGGAACACCGTGGGGCCGATCACCACCCGGCCCCAGGAGCCCATGTACTGGTCGGCGAACCCGTGCAGTCCCTCGATCACGCTGGCCGGGAACTTGGCCCGGCTGTTCAGCGCCAGGAGCACGTTGGGCATCGGCACCCGGCTAGCGTCGATCCCGTCCACCATGTCGGCGTTGCCCAGCCCCTGCACCGACGGCCGGGCCGGGCTAGCGATCGCGCCGATCCCGGCGGATCCCCGCTGGTCGATGCGGCGCAGGACCTCGTCTTTAGGCATCGGTGTCCTCCAGCGCGCACGTCGCCCCGATCAGGCGGTATCGCGTGCCCGGGAACAGTCCCTCGGCCGAATCCAGATCATAGGCCATCCAGGTGCTGCCCCCCTCGGACGGCAGCGAGACCTCCCGCCACCGATCACGGTAGAATCCCAGCTGGGGCTCGTCATCCCCCTCCGGCAGGTAGTGCAGCCAGCGGTGCAGTCGCACGAACCGATAGCCACGAGGCGCCACGGCGCTCTTCACGGCCAGGTTCTCATACGTCGCCCGCGCCCCCAGCCATTCCAGATCGGCCTTGATGTCCTGGATCCTCTTGGTGGTGCTGCTGCCGTACACGTAATCGCCGTGCTGCCACTCCGGCAGATCGATCCATCCGGACGGCGCCGCCGTCACATCGGGCACCTCATAGGCGAAATCGATCACCCCTTTACCCAGCTTCTCCATCGGGTCCTCGCCCTGGTCGAGCTGGATATACAGTGTGTACAGGTCCCCCACGGAAAGGCCACGGCCGCTCATGTCGATCTGCACCAGGTACGGCATGTATTGGTCCTGGTGCTCGAAGTCATTGCGGTTCTCGGGCGTTCGGTTGACGAACGGCGGTGGATTCCCGGCCTCGATGGTGTAGATGCTCGTGGTCGTGCCGTTCAGGTAGAAGTCATACTTGACCCCGGCCTCGGAGCCGTGCGCCTTGTAGCGCTTCCGCAGCCGCATCTGGGCCAGCACGTAGTCATGCCGGTGCAGGAACCCGATCCAGGCGTTGCCGTTGTACGGATAGGCGATCTTCGACCAGGTGTCCCAGAACGGCGCCCGCGGGTGCGACAGCACCATATACAGCTCCTCGGCGTAATCGCTCAGCGCCTGCCACTCGCTCGCAGACGGCGTGTCCCCGTCGTTGAACGCCGCCAGCGTGGGATACGAAGGCGTGTACACCTCGCCCAGGTAGTTCACCTGCAGATACGGCCAGTTGGGCGGCAGCCCCTGCGTGCCGGTCAGCTCCACCGCCACGGCGTAGAACTGCCCCACCGTCAGCCCCAGGCTCGACAGATCCACCGTGCCGCCGAACGTCTGTTCTGCGCCGTCGTTCAGCGTCTGCGAGAAGATCGTGTTGCCGCCATACGTGATCGTCACCGTGGAGCTATGCCCGGCGGCCGCAGAGAATCGCAGCGAGTAGCGAAACGTGTTCGTCTTATGACGGATATAGCCGTCCCAACGGGAGCCCACGCCGGTCCTGTACGCCCCGCTGAACGGCATGACCGGCGCCTGGTACAGGCCGAACAGGTACTGGATCGCCCGCCGCAGCGCGTTCAGATGCCCGGCGGCCGAGATGACTTGCCCGGAGCTGAACGTCGGCGTGCCCTCCCAGTATTGCACGGTCAATGCCAGGCCCTCCCGTTGGCCCCCAGCGCCGTCTGGCCGATCACGAAGTAGTCGCCGTACGGGTACAGGTTCTCGGCGTCCAAGATGTCGATGCTCTGGGTGAACGCGTGGGCGAACTCCCAGGCGATGCGGATCACGAATCCCTCACGGCTGCCCGACACCGCCGCCGGATCCCGAAACGTCACCCGGTCGCCCAGCTCGAGCTGGGGCACGCCGGGCACGCCATGGATCGTCCACACCGGCAGCAGCTGCTTGTGCCGATCCCGCAGAAAGCCCGCCAGCGCCTCACCCTGGGAGATCAGCTGCACATACTGGTTCGCCCGCACCGACCGCACTCGCTCAAAGTCGACGGGCGGTGAGGCCACGTCCCTGACCACCTGCTGCGTCGGCCCGCCCACCAGTGGGATACCACGGAGCTGGAAGAAGATCAGGCTGGCGGGCAGCACGGCGTGGCCGTTCGTCATCTGCACGTGCACCCGCTGGGCGTACTTGGTCACGGTGAAGCTCACGTCATCGTTCAGATCCTGGCCACCCGGGCCGATCGCCTGGTAGTCCGTGTCCTTCTGAGGCGTCCAGATCAGGCTGGCCGGCTGGCTCAGGCGACAGTCGAACTCCATCGTCTCGCCGGGTGGGCACGTCTTCACCACGTCCAGGGAATAGACCACCGTCTCCTCCCGGGCCACCCGCCCCTGCAGCTCCACCACGATCTCCGTGGCCAGGTCGTCGGGCGAGAACTCCGGCAGCGGCGTCTCGTAGTTGTCCGCGCCGGCCCCGCCGAACGTCCACTGGCTCGTCGTGTGCGGCCCCGTCAGCCAATGCGTCACCGACTCGAAGCGGAGCCTGCCCGAGTGGTCGAAGTAAATGCGGCCGCCGTCTGCCTGGGCGGCCGCCCACATGTCCTCCAGGATCGACTCGTCGTCCAGCCAGGCGTACGGGATGCGGAAATGCGACACGTCGAAGACCCGATCGCCGGCCGATATCCCCGCCAGGTCGGCCAGGATATCGATCCATTGGTCCACCCGGATGTTCGTATACAGCGCCGTCGAGGCCTTGTGCTGCAGGTAGGCGAACCCCACATCCCGCAGGTACAGCCGCACCAGGCGCTGCGTTGAATCCTCGTCCCAGCGATAGATCACGCCGGTGAAGATGCGCACATACTCGGCCCCTCCCGATAGCTGGAAGCCCTGCCACACCCGCACCTGCTTGCCGGTCAGCCCGGCGCCCCCGCCGATGTGTGCATAAAGCGGCCCATCGGTGCGCTTCCAGGAGAAGCGCCCGTCGGCGTTGTGCAGCTCGACCGTGCACCGCCCCACGTCCCCGGCGGGCACTAGGTCCTCGCCGGGCCGGTTCAGCGCCAGCTCCCCGGAATGCCGGATCAGGTACGGCGTCTCATCGGTCCAGGTGGAGCCGTCCCAGCACACCTCCACCTTAGCCACCGGCCTGCGCACCGTCTGGCTCGTGTGCGTCGTGAACTCGGCCGAGACCGACTGCATCACACCTCCTCGAACGTGACGGTGATCGTGTACCGGGGTACGTCGCCGCGCTCGTAGAACTGCTGCTCACGCCATGAATTGCCCACGGCCACCACCGTGTATGACTGGCCGTCGGGCAGCGCCAGCGTCGCCTCGGATAAGGCGTCGTACTCACCCTTCAGCGTCGCCCGCTCGGCGGCGGTGCAATAGGACCAGGTGACGGTAATCCGGGCCTTCACCGCCACGACGTCCGACCGCAGCGTGCCTAGCGCCATGCGCCGGGTCACGCCGATCGGCACATCTTCCACCTGGATCTTGTCGATGTCCGGCAGCGGCATGGGGTTGCCGCCCCAGGTCATGTTCACGCTCATGGCAACGCGCTCCTACCAGCCGCCCGCTGCTGTAAGATGCCCGCCACCTCCGGCGCCAGCAGATGCGCCAGCGTCCGCCGCACATCGCCGACGGCCTCCTCCACGGCCTCCACGAAGGCGTCACCGAACACGTCCCCGATCCGGCTGCCGATCTGCCCGAACTCCTCCAGGTGTGCCTGGAAGCCATCCCGCCAGATCGCCAGCGTTTTGCCGGCCACATCTGCCTGGCCGACCGTCATCTCGAAGCTGCTGATCATCAGCGTCGCCGCGTCGGCCCCCACATCGGACAGATCCCCCCCGCCGGCCACCGTGATCTGCGGCGGCGCCAGCTGCATGGGCGCCGCTGCCTCAGCAGGCACCCCAGCCTCCAGGCGCGCCCCCTCGGGCGTGACCAGCGCAGGCTGCCCCGCCGGCTGCAGCGATACGGGCACCGGCAGCGCATCCTGGCCCTGCAGAAGCTGGGCCAGAAGCTCCTCCCTGGCCGTCGGCGTCGTCTCGAATAGCGCCTCGATCGTCATCGTCGGTTCGGCGATCCCCAGCGCCTCCGCCACCCGCTTGCGCACCTGCTCCTCCGAGCCCTCCAGCATGCCGGCGGCCTTCAGCTTCTCCACGGCGATGTCAATGGTCAGCTCCCTCGCCGCCGCCCGCTCCTGAAGCCGCCGGAAGTTCTCCAGGAAGGCATCCCAGTCGATCAGGTCCGGCCGGGCCAGGTCCTGTACGTCCTTCGACGTCTGGGCTGCCCAGGCCTTCAATTGCTCCTCGGAGCCGCTCAGGACCTCCGGCGGGATCTTCAATGCAGCAGCCCAGTCGGGATGCGCCTTCAGTTCGGCGAACCCGCGCTCGGCGATGGCGTTCAGCCGGCGGGCAGCCTCCAACGCCTTGTCCTCGTATGTGCCCGCCATCGCGGCCAGCACGTCCTCGCGGGTCACGTCGACGCCCACGCGCAGGGCACCCTCAATCGCGCTGCGCAGCTCGCTGGCGGATCGGAACATGCCGCGGGCGTGCTCCTGCATCAGCCGCTCCTGCTGGCGGTTGGCCTGCTCCAGCGCGCCGATGATCTTCTCCAGGCGGCCGGTCATGATCCGCTCCAGCGCCTGGGCCTCCCACTCGGTCATGTCCCCCAGCGACTGCCAGAAGCGCCGATACTCGGTCGTGTATCGCTGATAGAACCGGCGGGCGGTGTCCAGGTCCGTCACCTGCGCCAGCCGGGTGGCCAGGCGCTCTACGTCGGCTACCGAGCGCTCAAACCCCTGAACCCGCACGTCCAGCGTGATGGGCCGCCCGGACTTCCTCTCGATCTCGTCCAGCGCGGCCGAAAAGCCGCCCAACACCCGGATCGCCGCCTGAACCGCCGGCGGCAGCTCATCGAAGCGCTTGACCAGGTCAACCACACCCGCCTTCGGCCCGAGCAACGATCGCGCCAGATACTGCAGCGCCTCGCCGTCGTCCCGGATGCTCAGCGCGTACTGCGCCATCGCCTGCTGCGCCCGCTCGGCCGCGTCCACGTGCTCCAGCGCCTCGTCGATGATCGCCTGCAGCTCCGGCCGCACGCGTGCCAGCTCGGCCAGGTACTGCCGCACGGCCTGCGGATCGAACGCCAGCAGGCTGGTCCCGATATCCGGCAGCGCCGGAACGCCGGAGGCCAGCACATCGATCCGGGCGGCCAGGTCGGCAAGCTGCTTGTTCAAAGCGTCCACGCCGATGGCCTGCCGCCTGGTCTCGGCCAACGCCGAGTTGAACTCCTGCAATAGCCTCTGTCGTTCCTGATAAGCCTGGACCTGTTCGGCGACCCAACCGGAGCCCCGGCGCACCTGCTCGACCCAGGAGTCGGTGGCCTCCGCCTCCTTATCCAGCCACTCGGCCGCAGCCTTGGCGGCATCTCCCAGGAGCCTCTGGCCGGTCGTCAGGTTGACGATGGGGACGAGCAGCCCGAGGACACCTCTGCTCAGATCGTCCAGGACATCGGCGGTCTTCACGATCCCCTCGGGGACCTCGATCCGATCAAGCCAGTCGTTCAGGGCCTTTACACTCTCCACGACCTCCCTGGGGATCCCGATCCCCGAGAACCTCTCCCCCAGTTCCTCAACGATATCGGCCATGTACCGCATCGTCGTGGCCGAGGCCTCCAACCTATCGGCCGCCTCTCCTACGACCCTGGGGACCTGCGCAACCACCAGGAGCTCGCCGATGGAGGACCGTAAGTCCTCGATGGCGACGGGCAGAGACTGCATCTTGTCGGCACTGGTCTCGGAGGCGAGGCCGAGCTGCGTGATGAACCGGGTGCCCTGCTGGATCACGGCGTTGGCGATCGCCATCCGCTGCTCCAGCAGGGTCAGCTGGTCCACCGTCTTGCCCTGGCGCTCCGCCCACCGCTCCACGGCATCGCCGATCTTGATGTAGATATCGGCGTTATCGATCAACAGTGGCGACGCCTTCACGATCCCCTTGATCAGCGTCTTGAACACATACCCGATGTCTTCACCCGTGGCCAGGCTGGCGGCGCGGGCGATCTCGAACAGCTGCGGGAGCCGGGAGGCCAGGAAATGTCCGCTGGCCAGCATGGCCCGATTGGCGGTGACCATCAGCTCCGCCTGCATCGCAGCGCCGCGGGCGGCGCGCCGCAGGTCCCCCAGCAATTGATCGGAGGCGATGCCCACGGAGTCGGCCAGATTCTCGTACGCCCTGGCCACCACTCGGGACTGCGCCCCCAACGCCGTCAGATCCACGACGACGCGGCCGATCTGCAACAGGCTAAAGGAGCCTGCGAGCGACAGGGTCACCGCCGCCAGCCCCCTCATGCCGGACAGAGCGCTGAAAGCCGCCGTGCCGACCTCGTCCAACCCGCCCCTGATCCGCTTCAGCTCGGCGCCGAGGGTGCGCATCCGCTCCACTTCGCCCACGGTCAGCTCGGTCTGCCGCGCCTTGGCCTTGAGCCGGTTCAATTCCCGTTCGATCTGCCGCATACGCTGCCGCGCCGTCGTCACGTCAGGATCGAAGGCGTCGTCCAGCTCATCCCCGGCATCGCGAGCCTTCTGCTGGAGCCGGTTCAGAATGGCAGAGAACGCATCCTCCAGCACGATGCGGCCGTAGAGATCAAAAGCGCTCGCGGGCATCGTCTCACGTCCTCACATCATCGCCGTGCTTCTTGCGCACGAACTCCTCCAGATAACGGCGTGGCAACTTGGGCTGCGGCGCCTGCCGGCGGACGGACGCCGATGGGCGCCCCGGCTCCATACGAGCGTCGCGCAACGCCTCCGCCAGCAGCATGGCCTGCGGGGCCGTCAGCTTGTGGGGGGGATCGGGCATGGGCCAAATGCCGAATCGCTCGGCCAGCCTGAACTTCACTCGAGTGGCGTTTCCAACCCGAAAGGGAGCGTCTGCATCACCTGTAGCATGGCCCATACCGCCCGTCGGGCCGCCTCCTTGAACGGCACCCCCATCCGGTCCCACCGCTCCACATCTTCCGGATTGCGGGGATCGAACATCGGGTTGCCATCCTCGTCACACACCAGCCGGAACGTGAGCCAGCGATCCCGGACGCGAACGGCGTGCTCCTCGGCGATCTCGTCCGCCAGCGACCGGCTCTCCAACATCCGGCGCAGATAGGCGATGCGATCGACCAACGCCTGCTTCCTCGCGTCATCCGGGCACGCCTCGAACTCCTCCTCGGCCCTCTCGATCATGCGCTCATAGATCGCCCGCTCCTCATCGGAGATGGGCACGTCCTTCAGCTCCTGCAGCTCCGGAGAGGCCAGGAGCTTCCGGCGCGTCATCTGCTCGATCAGGATCGCCTGATCATGCTCTTCCGTGCTCGGGTGGCGGATATAGAAGCGGCGCCCTCCCACCTCAAACGGGATCCCTTTCCCGTCGATGATCTCCTCCAGGGACAGCGAGGCGTCATCCCCGCCGTCCCCGGCGATCTCACCCATCACCGTATCGAGGTCCACATCAGCTTGCGCCAACGCCGGCCTCCGGGATGATGTAGTAGGATGCGGCCACGCCGCTCACCGTCGCGATACGGGCATCGCCCTCCGCCTCCAAGGGTGGCGACAGGTTGGCCGGACGGAATTCATTGATGTACTCGGTGAACAGCAATTGAGCGCCGGACCCGACGCCATCGTAGTTCTCGATCTTGTAGTCGGCGACGAACGTGGGATCCAGCCGGATCACCTCGCTCCCGGTCCAGCCAGTGATCGGCTTCACGTGCCCCAGCACCCGGGCCAGCTCAGCGATGTCATCCTCCACGTAGATCTCGAAATTGATGTTCGTGGTCACCTGGCCCGGCACCTGGAGCGTGTTCTGGTCACCGATGCGGCTGTACTCGTTCGTGTCGGCCGACTGCTCCGGCGTGAACACCCGGCCCTGGTTGATCAGCGTCCAGTCGGCCTCGCCGGGGATCTTCTGGAACACCAGCGACAGATACTGCTGCCGGACGTCCAGCGTGTGATCAAAGCTCGGTCGTGTCATCTCTCCACTCCTCCACCTACACCGTGATCGTCATGTTCAAGACAAGCCCATACTGCTCCTGCTGTGCGCCGGTCTCGCTGCTGAACCGATCGCAGCTGAACAGGTCGAGCGCTTTGCGCTCACCGTTCACCACCAGCTCCGTCTGAGCGAGCCAGCCGTAGACGGCGTCCGCCAGGTTCAACATCTCGACCTCGTTGCGGCCGAAGACGTAGACCTGCAGCCGACACTCCCGCCGCCCCTGGAGCCTGCCGGCGCCGATGCGTTGCGGCGCGGCCGGCGTCCACCCGTCGAACAGCAAGGCCGCCACGGGCGGCTGCTGCCTCGGATGGCCCCAGGAGGGGAACCCTTTCACCACGGATGTCCCCACGGCGCTCGCCAGGCTGTCGGCCACCGCCTCATATACCTCCCTCAACGTCGCCACCTCAGCTCCTCCTGCGCAGCCGCACCCGGGCCCATGCGCCACCCGTCCCCGGCGGCGCATGCTCCACCCCGGCCACGTCGTACCACTGGCCATCGATCTCCACGGCGTGGGCGTCGCGCACCGTGGGTGCATCATCGGCCAGGATCAGCACCTCGGTGATGCCATCCGGCACCAGCCCGGCAGCCGACAACGCCCGCATATCCGCCGCCTCCCGGGCCGGGACGATATAGATGTAGTCGGAGGCCCAGTAGTCTTCCGGATTGGGCAGCACATCACCGGTGTCGCCGTAGATCACGGCGTCCAACGACTCGTCGTACCCGTACCCGGGCGGCAGGCTCCACCGGTCCACCGGCCGGATCACGGCCATGGCCGGCCCGCCGTATCGTCGCCAGGCCTGCAAGAACACCCGCCTCACCCGCCGTGCGAGCGCAGCCACCCCACCACCTCATGCACGATGATCGCCCCGGCGCTCACGGCCAGCACCTGCCGCGCCCACCGCACCCATCTCCAATCCCTCATCCCCAATACGATCGCCGTCCACACGCTCACGCACCACACGCAGGTCAGCCCCTCGGCCAGCGTGTTGGACGCCACCCGGCTCACCCGAAGTCGGCCGTCCTCTCCCCTGACCGCCACGGAGTGCAGTCCCACCCGATATCGCAGCCGGGCAAAGATCGCCCAGGGCCCGTCCTCATGCACCAACATGTGCGCCAGCCGCCAGGCGGCCAGCCCGGATTCAATCCACATACCCCAGCGCACGCAATCGCCCCTCAACTTGTGGATCGGTCGCCGCCAGCGCCGCCTCCACCCGCGCCCGCAGCTCGTGATTCTTTATGTCGACCTGCCCCCTCTCGATCACCCCCCCGCCCCACATGCACCAGAACCCGGCATGGCTGTGCCAGTTCTCCTGCTGGGACCAGCCGTGATCGCTCACCATGACCACCGTGTCGGCGGGGAACAGATCGAGCACCTGGCCCACCCAGTCGGCTACGAACTGCGCCGCATCATCCAGCGGGCCGTTCTGCTCCGCGGGCCCCAGCTTGTGGCACTGATGGGCCACCCGGTCGTAGTAGGTCGTGCAGACGAACAGGTGTTCCACCCCGGGCAGGCGACGCAGCGCCCGCAGGTGCACCCGCTCCACCAGCTGCATGATCGCAAACGCCGTATCGTTGTCGTACTCGTCCGGCCAGAAGTAGGATCTGCCCTCCGCCTCCCGCAGGCCCACAACCAGGTGAGCGTAATCGCCGATATAATCGGTGCCGTTCAGCAGATCGGCCGGGCAGCAGGCCGGATCGAAGGGATATCCGCTGATCATCCAATCCCCCGGGCGACACCGGGGCGGATAGGTCGTGGGAAAGTTGAACACCCCCACGCTGCCCGGAAGGCCCTCGAAGATGTACTTGCCCACCAGATCCCGAAACGTCTTGCTTCCATCCCGGGCCGTTCCCAACAGGCTGATCACGCCATGCTCCTCCGCCGGCAATCCGGTTAAGATGCTGGTCCAGCTTGGCCCCGTCCTCGGCAGAGGCGCATAGCACTCACCCCACACCACGTCGCCTGCGTCGATGGGCAGACGGGGCATGAGGGAGGTCTGAAACCTGTGTGTACCCAGGCAGTCGATGCCGATGAAAAGCAACCTCATCGCTCGCTCGCTTCCACCAGGAGGTAATGCACCTCCATGCCGTCCACGTCCGACTGCACCATCCGCTTGCACACCCCACCCGCCTCGGCGACGAACGCGTCCACGTCGGCCTTCGCCACACACCTGCCGTTGAGCAAATCGCGTGCCTCAGACGCGCACAACACGCTGAACACGTAATAACGCGCCGGCCACAGCCGCATGACCTCGCCCAGCAGAGCGATGGGATCGTCATAGTGCCGCGCCACGTGCACGCACAGCACGACGTCCGGCTTCATCCGGCGGCTTCTGGGCCCTTTCAGGAAGTCATGCAGATAGAACTTGCAGCGCCTGTCCCCACCGAAGCGCTCCTTCGCCACGTCCAGTAGATCCGGCGAGATGTCAAAGCCGTAATACCGGCGGAACCCGGGCAAGGCCGCGATCATGCGCCCTGATCCACAGCCCAGGTCCACGATGCGATCATGCCTCTCGCAGGCCGCCACTAGGTCGCCGACGATGCGTTCGGCCTCCCGCTTGCGCCGGGATCCGTCCCACAAGCGCCGTAACGCTCGCACGCCGCGCGGCGAATGCCATTGGTTCAGCGCCATCTCGTGTACTTGCACCATCGATCACTCTCCGACGACCACGAAATCCGGCAGCTCCGCAAAGTGCTCGGCATCCTCCGGCGGCATCCACTTCAGCGGATCGGCCGCGCCGAAGCTGTACACCCGCCCGCTCGGCGTCCGCCACTGCATGGACCCGACATGGTCACCCACGTACTTCACCAGCATCTTGCCGTTGCCGCCGGCCTCGATCGCCGCCCGATTGGCCGCCACGACGGCCGGATCGGCCACCGGCTGCGCCCTTACACCTCCACCACAACATCCCATCGGCCTCTCCCCCCGGTACACGGCCGCATGGAGCCGTCGCATGGTCTCCCGCAATCGCTCCTTGCGCTCCTCAGCCGCGTACCGCATCTGCGTCTTCGAGTGTTGCCTGTACCGGAAAAGCGGCTCCGGCACACGCACGCCGCACACGCCCACCTCTCCCAGCGAGATGGCGAACTCCCAGTCCTCCCAACCGCCGGCCTCGCTCATCTCCGGCCTGTAGCCCCCCACCTTGCGCCAGGCCTCCCTGGCGTACAGGATCGTGCACGGCCAGGTGATGCGCCGCAGCAGATCGTCGAAGTCATACTCATGCGCCCTCAGCAGTTGCGTCCTTCCCTCATCCGGCCACCACAGGAGCGAGTCGGTGTAGGCGAAGCGGCGCGGGTCCAGCTCCACCGCCCGCAGGCACCTCTCCACGAACGTCGGCTCGATCACGTCATCAGCGTCCAGCGGCACGATCCACCTCCCCCGCGTCGCCTCGATCCCCGTGTTGCGCGCCGCGGCCAGGCCCCGGTTCTCCTCGTGTCGGACCAGCCGCACATCCTGCGCCGGGTATTCACCCACGATCCGCCGGATGGCCTCGGCCTCCTCGTCCTCGTTCCCGTCGTCCACGACCATCACTTCGACGTCGGGGAAGGTCTGAGCCAGCGCTGAGTCGATGGCCTCCCTCAGGAAGCGCGCCTGGCCGTAACAGGGGATGACCACGCTCACCATCGGCGGGTACAGGTCCCGGTGCAGGCGATTGACCATAGCCCGCAGCAGCCACTCCTGTCCATGGCTCTCATGATCCCTCCCCTCCCGATACAGCTTCCGGTAGCGAAAGAGCGGGCCGGGCACTCGACGTCCGTACCATCCCAACTTCCCCATGTTCAGCCACAGCTCGTAGTCTTCCCAGCTCGGATTGATGTCCTTGTATCCCCCGGCCCGCTCCCACGCCACCCGACGAAACAGGTTGCAGCAGGGGATGAAGTTCCGTCGCTTCAGCCGCTCGAAGTCATACTCATCGACCCGGACCACGTGCTGCCATCTGCCCCGCCCGGGCCAGTCCCCGAAGACCAGCATGTCCGTATAGGCGATGCCCAAACCGAGGTCGGCATCCAGCGCGGCCGCCGTCCGCTCCAGGAACAGCGGGTCGATCACGTCGTCGGCGTCCAGGCAGCAGATGTATCGGCCCATGGCCAGTTGAATGCCGTGGTTGCGAGCGGCCGCCACGCCGGCGTTCTCCTGATGGATCACCACCAGCCCCGGATATTCCTCCGCCAGCCACTCCAGGATCTCGGCGCTGCCGTCGGTGGACCCGTCGTTCACGACGATCACCTCGTACGGGAAGCCCACCTGCTGCCGCAGGGCCGACTCCACGGCCTCTCGCACATACGGCGCCTTGTTGTACACCGGGATCACGATGCTGACCTTCGGACGGTGCGGATCCGCCTCCGCCAGCTTCTCGGTCAGCGCCGCCTCGTACACGGCCTCCACCCGCTCGATCAGCCGATCCCACCGGTAGCGGTCGGCCACGATCTCCCGGCTAGCCGCCCCCAGCTCCTCCCGCCGCTCGTACGCCTCCCGGAACGCCTCGATCAGGGCATCCAGATCCCCCGGCCGCACCAGGAGACCGCTCTCGCCGTGCTGGACGGTCTCCGTCGTGCCGCCCCAGTCGTATCCCAGCACTGGCTTTCCCAGCACCATGGCCTCCAGGACCTGCACGCTGTGATTCTCCAGCGTGGTGGCCAGGTAGACGTCGCAGTCGGCCAGGAGCATCTGCATGGCCGGGAACGCCTGCGGCCCCACCGCCCGGACGTTGCGGGGCAGGTGCACGAACGCCCTGGGCGGCGCCGTGAGCACGACCAGCACGTGCGGCAGTCGCAGCGCCAGCTCCAGCGCCGGCGTGGGATCGCACACGTCGCTGACGGTGGACTTGCCCCACAGCACGACGGGCGTCCGCCCGTCCACCCCCAGCCGGGCCCGCCACACGCCCCGCGGCACATCTCGCCACTCGTCCAGGTCGATGCCGTTCGGGATGATGTGGGGCTCCCGACCCACCAGATGCCGCCATTGATCGGCCGTCCAGCGGGAGACGGCGATCACCTCCCGGGCCAGCTTCAGATTGCGGAAGATGGCGTCGTTCTGCTCCCGCTTCCACGGCTCCATATCCGGCCGCAGCGGGTGGATGCCGTGGTTGGTGTATACGTCCACGGCCGGCGCCGTCTCCGCCGCGTGGACGTGCACGATATCGGCGTCGGCCGGGTCGGCCATGATCTCATGCCCCCGCAGGGCCAGGTGCCTTTGCAGCGCCAGCACATGGCGCGCCACCCCGCCGATCTGTCCCGGCTGAAAGCGAGGCAGCAGGCAGACTTTCATGTATCCTCCTGAGAGCCAAGAACCACCCAGCCGTTCCTGACGAAGGTGTCGGTCAAAGCCAGGGCCAAGATCCCCAGATCGTCATGGTACTCTTCTTTCTTCAAGACCAGGTTCAACTCTTCTGAGATGGCATGAAGAACCTCGTGGATGATCGTCTGCCAGATATCTTCTTCAGGCCGTTCGTTTGCATAGACCCTGATGGTCCTCGTCCAGAAGTCGACTTGCCCCCAGAGGGACCGGCGCTTATAGATGTCCACTTCAGCAGGGTTGTCGACATACTCGATCCGGTACTCGATCCCAAGAACATTGACCCTTTGAGGCCTCTTTGGCATTTCTTCCCCTCATGGCTGGAACCTGACAGCATATGGACGCAACGATGAACTCCCCAGGAGGTCCTGCCATGACCATCCGGCCGTCCGAGCCTCCGCCCGACGGTAGCTGTACGCGCCGCCGAAGGACTCGGCCACCACCGGCGTCAGGTTGGATGCCACGGCGAACGCTTCCAGCAGGGCGGCCTTGACCACGCCCGGCACCCGACCCCACACCTCCGGCACGTAGATCACCACGACGTTCCCTGGATTGCGGGTGGACCACCGCTCGATCGGGCGCACGATCCAGCTCTCACCGGGTGTCGCCCGGTACTCACCGCTCGCCAGCTCCACGCCGTCCTCCGTCACGGCCAGGACCGACCGCAGCGGCAGCGGCAGGAACAGGTGCGTGCTGCCATCCCCGTTCACCCGCAGATACATGGCCGTGATGTCCAGAATCGCCCGCCTCTCGTAGCTCCCGCCGCACGCCGTGGCGGCCATCGGCTTCAGCAGCGACGTCGGCGTCTCGGGATGCACCCGGGGAAGCAGCTCCAGGCTATACGCCTCCCCCACCCCGTTGACGGCGTCCACCAGGATGCCCAGATTGGCGTAGTCGTCGAGCGGGTAGGTATCGCCGCCGATGATCAGCAGATCGTCGGTCACCTCCACCGTGTGCGTCTCATCGCTTGAGCGGGCCACCAGCGCCCGGCCGAAGGTGTGACCCAGAGCCTCTTCCATGTAGGCAGACAGGCGATCCAGCCGCCGCACGATGGCAGCGTCGGTCAGCTCCGCCACGTCATCGCCGAACTCATCCCGGATCTCGGTCGCCGTTAGATACTCCATGACTCTCTCCAGGGAGAGAGATTGGGGATTGGAGATCCAATCCCCAATCTCCGATCTCCTCATCAGATGCTCGGCACCAGGTAGTCCTCCGGCGCCGTGGCCACCGTCAGATACTCCTCGGCGTAGTAGTCGCTGGTCGGATCGGGCACGATGGGCGCCAGCGGCCGTGCCGCCGCCACGTTGGTGATACGGGCCTGCGCCCAGGGAGCCGACAGATAGATATTGGGGCGCATGACGACCACCGCCTGCGTGCACTCGTTATCCGTCTTCCAGTAGGACAGGAACCGGCCGCCGTCCACGGCCCGGTAGTGCATGTACCCGGCTTCCTCGGCGAACGCCTGAGCCGGGTCGGTCATGTCGATGTACTGCCCCCACAGCACGGGCACGTTGCCGATGCGCCGGGTCAGCACGTAGATGTCGCCGATGAAGTACGGCGCCGCCTGCCCGATCGGCTGCCAGTCGTAGGTGATGATGGGCACCGGCGTGCCGTCCACGAAGATCTGCCCCATGCCGTACATGCCGCCGTTCAGCGTGTTACGGAACGTACGGGCTTCGAAGGTGTTCAGGTTGGCCTCGTGGTACTGCTGCCCCGGGCACACGCTCCAGCAGGTGAAAGCGTCCAGCAGCTCATCCCGCAGGAAGGACGGCATCATGAGCACCATGTCCCCCACGGCGATGGTGCCCAGGTTCGCCCACATGGCCCGGGTGCGGATGCGGCGCACGACAGCGATCAGGTAGTCCACCAGGCTGTGGCGGCCGTTGGGCTGGTAGCTCATCGGCTGGCTCCCCCAGTCGATGACGATGGAATCCATCGCCGAACAGCGCCGCCCGTCGTGCACGTTCTTGTAGCCGGTGTTGACCAGCTGCTGCAGTCCGGCGAACTCGTTCGAGTTGCTGCTGTTGCCGGTCACCACCATACGCTTCAGGTCCTGCCGCAGCGCCACGCCTGCCAGCGTGAGCGACCAGACGATCTCGTGCTCGATCCGCTGCCCGTCCTTGTAGAACAGCGGGTACTGGTCGCACACCCGCCGGTTGTTCTCGGTGATGTCCCGCACCGGCCCGGCCCGCTTGATCCGCCCCTTGTCCGGGAGCAGGATCTCGCAGGTGCCGAACTCGACGCCGTTGGGGTCATCACAGGCGGCGGCAGCTCCCCCGGTCGGGCTGCCCCCGGCCGTACCCTCCGGGCCGATGTAGCTGATGAGCTTGATCAGCTGCATGGCCTCGTTGTTGGGCTTCCACCCCAGCCAATCCAGGAACGGCTCCGGCTCGATGGTCAGACTCAAGAGATCGTTGTCGCCGCAGATATGGAACAACCCATTCGGCCCATACATGCTGGCCACGGTGGCCAGCGTCAGATTGGCCTCCTTGCTGGCCAGCTCCTTGGCTCCGTATAGCGACGTGTTGCCGGACAACGCGCCGGTCATCTACGCTGCGCGCAGAAGTAGCTCCAGGTCGATTTGCATCGCCATCTCCTTTACCTCCTCCCAATCTCTGATCTACGTCGGCATCACACGAATCTCATCCCTTCAGCCCCAGCGATCGCTCGGCGATCTCCGCCAGGCTGACTTCCTCCTCCCCACCGGCCTCCTTCTCGGACAGCGGTGGGTTGTCCCGCGTCGGCCGCCGGATGCGCCGCAACGTGGCCCGCGGCAGATCCCGCACTTTCTCCTCGATGCGCTCATCCTCGGCCCGGGCCAGCCGATCCACGGTCTCCGCCAGGCTCTCCACGGCCGCCTGCAGGGCCTCCACAGCCTTCATGGTGGCCGCAGTCTTCTCCTCGACGGCCGCGGAGATATCGCAGGCCAGCTCCTTGGCGATGGCCTGCAGGCTCTCAGGCGAGAGCACGATCTCGTAGCCGTCGACGTCCCCGGTCGCACCGGATTCCTTGACCTCCGCCGCCCCGCCCTCCGGCTCCTCCTCTTCCTGGCCGTCGGCCCCCGACTCCTCAGGGCCCACGTCCTGAACCTCCTTGAACCGGACGCCGACCTGCTTGAGGATCTCGGTGTTCTCCTCGAGCTCGCCCAAGATCCGCTCGGCCTCGTCCTCCCCCACCAGCTTGACCAGTTCCTCTTTCTTCCGCTCGTCGATCATCTTGCTCGCCTCCGTCTCCTTCAGATCAAACGCGCTCCAGGGGAAAGCCGCCGCATCCCTGGGCAGCACCGACCGCTCCAAGATCAGCCCCGGCGGCTCATATACCCCGTCCTCGGTCCGATTCCGATACAGGAACTTGATCGACACCCCGTACTCCTTGGCGTGCTCCCGCAAGTGCTCGGCCGCCCGACGCCCCGCCTCGGAATCGTCGAAAAGCCCGGACTCCAGCAGGAATCCGCCGACCACGGCCTGGAAGTCACAGCCGCCGATCCTGGCGCCGGGAACGTGATACACCAGAAGCGGGCCGCGATCGCCCGACTCGTCAGCCGCCTTGACGGCCGACTCCAGGAACGCCGTGCTCACCACCTCCCTGTCCCTGTCCTCAAAGCCACCTGACGAGATGGCGAACCAGCGCGCCCGGCCGTCGGGCGTGGTCATGACCTTTAGCGCCGTGAAGGTGGGGATCACCTGCACCCACTCCTCGCGTGGCGCAAACGTGATGCCGTCGATCACCTCCGTCTCGTTGGGGTCGCCCTCGACCTGCTTGTAGGTCACTTCGTAGGGCACCTTGTAGTACCTGCGGCCCGCCGGCCCACCGCCCGGCTCATGCACGCTCACGATCACATGGTCGTCGAACACCTCAACGGCCCACACGTCCAGGCCGGGGAACGCCCTGGGCAACGCAGCCTCGATATCCGTCAGCGTCGTCCGCAAATTGACCGATTTCTTCTTCGGCTTGCTCATCCCCGCGATCCCCCACAGATATTCCGGGATGTCCTCATCGGGAACGTCATGCTTGCGGTAAAGGCTGATCAGCTTGCGCGCGATGCGTCGCCTATCGTCGTTCGGGATGTCCGCCTTGCGGCCTCGGAATCCCTTCGGCCCGATGGCCGCCGCAGCGCGCCCCAGCTGGGCGACCGTCACCTTGCCCGGCTCCTCCTCGATCCTAATCTTCCACGTGATCGGCTTGTCCGGGTCGGGGACGTACAGGTACGCCCTCGGGCCGAATTGCATGCCTCCTTCGGTCTTCTTCTTCGCCTTCTCCTCCTCGGCCATCTTCTTTCCCTCCCTCGCCCTCCGCACGGCCGCCCAGGCCACCCGGAAGGCGTAACTCTCGTCATCCGGCTTCTTCTCATGCGTGGCGTTGAAGGCCGCCACCCAGATCGCTCGCAGCCTCTTGGGCAGCTTCTTGACCGCCTCCGGCAAATCTCGATCGTTCGGACCGCTATACGGCACGGCTTCCCTCTATCCGGCCCAACGCTCACCGGCCCTCACCGAACGGTAAGCGCTGATCATAACCGGCATATGCCGCCCAATGCCCGGCCCCACCTCGGCGCCCGCGAACGAGACGACCGACGGCAGGTCACCGGTAGATCCCCATATTTCAAACCCGCCGCCATCTACGCCATCCGGCGGCGCAGGAGGTTGTTCGCCGTCAACCCGCCAAACCTCGAACATGCCTGCGTCCGCCATCACGTCACCGCCAGGTCGTCGAAGTAGCACTCGCCGCTCGCGCCGGTATCCTGGGACACCATCCGCACCCGCACGAAGCCGTCCGCCGTGGGATTGATCGCCACCGATAGCTGCTCCCAGGTGTCGGCCCCGACGGTCATCGCCGCCTCCTGGTCGGCCTGCCCGGGGATGTTCAGCACCTGCAGCTTGGGCGGACTGCCACTGTAATTGGCATCTTTGCGCGCCCACACCGTAACGGTGTGAGCGCCGGCCGTCATTGGCAGAAGTACCTCGTGATATCCTGCCCCGGCCAGCTTCACGGCGTAGCTGTCGCCGTGCACCGTCGTGCCCTCCCGCTCGGCCCGGGCTCGCGCCTCCACCGCCCCGACGTCATGCCCGCGCCACCCGGGCCGCGTCTCCCCGTACAGATCGTTGCCCGTGCTGTTGGCAGCATTGGCGGCGTCGATGACCGGATCCTTGAGACCGATCCCCTTCAGCCATATTGGCTCCCACGGTCGGAACGGAGACCAGCCCAAAGCCAGGCGCAGCGGGAAGTCGAACAGCCCACCCACCAGACCGGAGACGCCGTCCTTCACGTTCGTGCCCGCATATCCGCCGTCGTTAGCGCAAGCGAAGAAGCGGCAGTTATCCAGGTTGATCGTCACGGACGACAGCGACTTGTTGACCGCGTACTGATTGCCCACAAACAGGCAGTTGTACACGTCCATGCCGTACGAGGCGACATCCCAGTACTGGGCGGAGATGCCGTACTCGCCCGCCAGGAACGTGCACCCCTTCACCGTGAACCCGCCCACGCCGTAGGTCGAATCGGTCGCCCGCTCCACGCGCAGGTTGTGCTGGTTGCTCCCGGCCCTGGGCAGGAACAGGATGTCCTCGATCCGGATCCTGGCATCCACGTCGGCGACGGCATTCTCGTCGATCCTGAACAGAAGTTCACCCCAGACGAGACACCGTCGGAACGTGAAGCCGTATGCGCCCGAGCCCGGCCCCGCGGTGCCGTTCAACCGTAGGATGATCGCCGGAGGCGTCTCATCGATCACCACATGTCCGTACGGCAGGTGGAAATAGCACTCCTCGAAAACGATCCCCTCGCCGAACCCGGCCGCGGCCGCGTCATCCCACAACGTGGCATCATCGCCGCCGATGAAGCAGAACCTGAGGAACTCGTTGTACGTCTGCCGATTCAGATCCATGGCCGCGTTGCGCGCCTGCCACACGCCGGACTCCGCATCCCACGCTGTGACGACCACCAACCCGGCGTCGCCCGTGTGCTTCCCCGACACGTCAGCGATCCAGCGGATAGGGCTGCCCGCGGATCCGCCGGCCTGCAACGTCAGCTTCTCCCGATACACGCCGGCCCCCACGTATACCGTGTCCCCTGCAGCAACGACGGACGCCGCTTTGCCCAACGTCGCCCAGGCCTGGTCGGGCGAGGTGCCAGCGTTGTTATCGTTGCCGCTCTTGCGCACGTAGTAGATGGCCATGCGTCAGATCCCCGAATCACGCCTCACGGTAGTACTCCAGATGGGCCACGCTGCCGCCCGCATTGAACACGCCGAAGCTCGCCAGATTCTCCAGCGGGCCGATGACACGTGTCTGCCCGCTCCCCACGGGCGCGCTCTGGGCACCGGCCGCGCCGTTGATCGCGTAGCGCACGGTGGCCGTCTCGGCAGTGACGACTACGATGGTCGTGCCCTCGGGCAGTGTCGCCATGCTCGCCCCGTCGGCCGCGATTCGCTGCTTGCCCAGGTAGTACCACTTGGCAGCGCTCAGCCTGACCGGCATCGTCGGCGTCATCTCGTCACCTCCCCCATCGCACGAGCGACGTCCCGCACCATCCGCCTGATCCGCCGCTCGAAATACGCCCTGGTCTGCGGATCCCTGAAGGCCTTCCGGAACGTGTGCCAGCCCGGGAAGCCCCGGCTGTATTGGGCGAAGACCAGGTGCACATCCCTGCGGCGATAGCGCCTCACGCGTCCCTTGCGAATGGCCGTGCCCATGGCGATGAGCAGCGTCCTCCGACCGCGCAGCCGGCCGACGAATTGCCCGCTCACACGCCACGCCAGCACCTTCGCTCGCGTCGGCCGGATCAATCGCCTCCTGGGGCCGTACAGGCCGACGCCCTCCTCCACATAGCGGGCGTAGCGGAGCTTCGTCCCGACCCGCACATAGCTGATCCGGCCGGTGCGCCTCACCTTCCCCACCGCGATGGACCGCCCGTAAGTCCCCGTACGGCGATATGTCGTCGTCGGCCTCTGCGGCGGATACCTCGCCGCCTTCGCCCGGACGTACCCGCCGACATCCGAGAGGGCCCGCTCCTCGTGATGGCGGTAGATCTTCCGAAGCACCGCCTTGCTCATGTGAAAGCCTCTCCCGTCAAACGGCACCCGCCTGCCCTCCTGTCATGCCCACAAGCTGCTCCAGCTCCGCCACGCTCTCCGTCCACCAGCACCTGCACCCCGGATGGGCCGGCGGCCGCTTGATGACCGCCCCGCTGTCGGGGTGCACGAATCCGCCTTCGATTGACCCCTCGACGCCGTTCAGCGGCGCACAGGTGGGACACACCAGCTCATCGGCCGCCGTGTGCCAGGTCGCCCTCTTCAGGCCGGCCGCCTGCATCGCCGTGAGCTGGGCATCGGCGTAGATCCGAGTCACCTCCGTGGTCGCGATCAGCTGCGCCCGATCCCGCACCGTGCCCGGCGGCCGCCTGGCCGGGAGAACCCGGCGTACCCGCGCAACCAGGGCATCGAAAGGATCGCCCCGCTCAATCCAGTCCGAGATGGCCCGGCCCAGCTGCTGCCGTGTGCTTTCGGTGAGATCACGGATCAGATCGTACCGATAGCGCTTCGCCCATTCGGCCGCGAGACGATTCCACACCTCCCACGAGAGCCGCACGCCAAGGCGTGCATACCGCTCCCACATCATCTCCAGCGCCGTCTGAAGGACGAGATCCAGCGCATCTCCCAGGGCTTCGGCCAGGGCCTGCTCCTCGGCGGCCCAATCGATCGCCAGTTCCAGCCTCCGCTTTGTGCCGACGGCCTCCTGCCGGGCCTCCTGCTCGGCCAGAAGGCCCGGTCGGATCGCTTCCAACGCCTCCTCAACCCGGGCAAGCTGCTCGGAGAAGAAGCGTCGCAGCACCGCCTCGATCCGCCGTTCCGCCTTCCGCTGCGCGCCATCCCACGGTGCCCTCCCCGACGGCTGCGCCTTTACGGATATTCCGCCGAGAAACCGCCGAAAGGGGCAGAGGGCTCACCCTCCTTCGCCCCCGGCCAGCCGGGTGCAGGGATTGCCCGGGGGAAGCTGTAGAACCGACTCGACCAGAGGGTGATCATCTCGCCCCGGCGATTGATCGCCACCAGGTCCTCGCCCGGATCCAGCAACGCCTTCTCGACGACGGCGGCCAGGCGCTCATTGGCGGCCTTCGCCACCTCGGACTCCAGATCCTCCGTGCTGTGCAACGTGATCCCCCGTCCGGTGGCCAGCCAGGCCGGCACCGCCTCCGCCTCCACCAGCATGCGCCGGGCCTCGTCCGTGTCGATCAGCCCCTCGCCGGTGACGGGGTTCGGCTCCCACAGCCTGCGCACATTGGCGATCACTTTCTCGTGAATCTGCACCCGCAGGAGGTCGTCCTGCGCGTCCTTCTGATCGAAGGCGAATTCCAGCCCGTCGGGCAGGACATCCCAGTTGATGGCCCGCTCGATCCCCGACACCAGCCGGCCGAACCCCTTGCCCAACGCCTTCTGGTGCTGGATCTCCGCCTCGGCCTTGGTGGCGCCAGCCTGAGACGCGGGCCAGAACTCCCGCACGTCCACGCCGAAGTCCAGAGAGAGCGTGAAGACATATAGCGTGATCGCTTTCTCCTTGTCGAAGTGATCGGGCAGCGTGGCGAAGGGCGTGATCTTCACGTCAATGGGCTGCATTGGGTTGGCCTGTGCCGCCAGCCACAGCACGCCCTTGAAGGTGGTCTGCTCCTTGCTCTTGCGCCTCGCCTCGTAGAGCTTGAATGCTTCCTGCACCTCCGGCATGGTCATGCCGGTGATGGTCACGATCCCCTTAGGCGGCAGATCGCGCAGCTGCTCCTCCTCGTAGTTGTACAGGGCCAGAAGCACCTTGGCCACCTTCAGTGCTCGGCTGACGGCGCAGAACCCCAGGCTGAAATAGCGCTCATCCGGGCTGGGCATGTCCACCGCCCGGGTGAAGTCGCCGGGATAGAGCGGGATCGGCTTGTGGGTCAGGTGGGGAACGTAGCGCAGGGGGACGTTCGCATTGCCGGTGAGCGTTAGCCTCGCCGAGTCGATGTTGTACAGCGCCACCACCGGGCCCGTCCGGCTGTCTCGCGCCAGCTCGACCACGCCGCCCAGGTCGGTATTGAGATAGTCCTGCGCCCAACGATCCAGCAGGAACGACCAGCCGGCGCCGTCCTCCGCCTCGGACAGCACCTCGTGATAGCGGCGCACCCGGTTGCGCCCGCCGGTGATCTGCCAGTCCAGCGAGACGACCTTGCTCACCATGGAGGCCAGCGCACCGGCCAGGATGGGCTCGGCCCGGGCGAACTCCCGCAACTTCTCCGCCCGACCCGGCTTCCCCCATGGTGGGATGTCATCCTGGGCCACCTCCCACAGCGTGAAGACGTAGGAGACGACATCTTTCGTCTGCGCCAGCCTCGGTTGCTTCGATCTGGTACCTGCCATGCTTAAAAGACCGCCCCCACGGCACCCACCGGCCCCAGGATGCCGCTCACCACGTACCGCAGCGCATCCAGCCGGTGGAATTGCTCCTTGTCCTTGATCTTCTCCGTCGGATTCCCCCGCTCGTCCAGCTCACGGCTATACGTGTTGAACTCCTCCAGCAGTCCACGACACGACTTGAACACGAACAATCGCTTCTCCTTCAGAAGCTGAATCACCCGATCGATGCCGGCCTCGACGTCCGAGATGGGTGGCTCCTGCACGTGGATCCCCTCCCGGGCCCAGTCCCATCGCTGCTGCTTCTCGCTCCTGGATCCACCCCACCAGCCGACGACCCGCTCGAATCGGGCCTCCTGCAGCGCCTCCCGCACGTGCTGCCGGGTGGTTCGACCGCCCTTGAGGGACCCCCGATACACGTAATAGGCGGATCGGTGGACGTCCTCGGCGATCCACACCATGGCCGTGTGGACGGCCCCGAAGTCGATGCCCACGTATCGGGGCCATTCGGGGGATAGCTCAAATGGATCCACCAGATGCACGTTCTCGTCGAAGTCCTCGTAGATGAGCCCCGCTGGGCGGGCGAACCGGCCGCGATAGAACATGTTGAACTTCCAGGCGGGCAGCCGCCGACGGGCCCTCTCGAACTCTGCCCTGGGGAAGGCCGGGTTCAGGATGCTATCGAACTGCACCACCTCGATGTCCGGATCCCCCTCCCGCCACGGATCGTAGACCTCCGTTTTCAGCCAGCCCAGGTTGTACACGGTGGTCGTGCCCAACACCCGCCCCTCGGCCAGGCTGAGGCGCCGCAACACCGCCTCCCAGGAGTCCAGCCGAAAGGTGTCCTGCCCGGCCTCGTCCAGCCAGGCGGCGTTGGCCGTGGCCGACTCCAGCCCGCCGCCGCTGTGGGCCGACCGCAGGATGATCCGGGCCCACATGGGATCGTCCGCCCGCTCGGCCAGGAACCGACCGCCGGGCACGGCCCCCTCGCAGATCTCAAGCACCCGCTCGCCGGCCCAGTAGCGCCCGATGCGCAGGACGTCCTCGAACACCCGCAGCATCTCGGGCAGCATCTTCAGCTTGAAAAGATCGAACGTGGCCGTGACGGCCAGGTAGTCACCCGGCCCCCGGGCCTGGATCTCCCGCCACAGCCACCAGGGGCCGAAAGGACGTCTTCCCGCCCTGCGTCCCGGCCAGCATGAACACAAAGCGCTTATCGCTATCCCACGTCCGGGTCTGGCCCGGATGCAGGTTCAGCCTCACCTTCTCTCCCCGAACCTCCAGCAATCCCGCCATAGTCCTTTACGACCTCGATCACGGAAATGGGAATCGGCTTGCCGTCCTCACCCGTGAGCTCCATGCTCACCTTGGGCGGCCCGTCAATGTGCGAGTAGATGAACTTCACCACGTCGAGCCAGTCGGCAAATGGCACTTCCAGCGCCCGGCCATCCGGGAAGATCACCTTCCCGGTGGCGGCCGCCTGCCATAACAAGTCGGCCACCAGCCGTTTCCTGGAGATGCGCCTGCCGTGGACCTCCAGGGTCTTGCTGCCGGCCTTCCTCAGGATCTCGGTGAGCGCCCGGCCCTTCGGTGGGCGCCCCCGAGGGTTCCCGCTCTGTCCCTTCACCCAAGGCATTGTTTCCCACTGTTTTACAACGCGAGCCTCAGCGGTCCATCGCCCGCTCTAGGGCGGCCACTCGATCGCTTAGGTTGTGGATCAGTGTCGAAAGCTCCTCCATGGCCTTCGTGTTCGCTCGCACGACCGAGACCACTTCCTTTACCAGACGCTCATAGGCGATGAAGACCAATACGGCCATCAGCGCCCCAAAACCGAAGGTCGCAGCGCTTTGCATGATGTCCACCATGGCGATCCTCATCGATCACGGAGCCCCACAGGTTCCCTCGTCACGAACCTCAGCGCCAGGTTGGCGAGGGTCACGATGACCAGCGCCATCTGCTGCACCTCCGGCGATGGCTGAAAGTCGCCGTACCCGAAGGCGCCGGCCACGGCGACAATCAAGGCCAGACAGTTGAACCAGAAGGTCTTGCTCCTCCAGAACGCTTTCGCCGACATGTCCTCTTCCTCCGCCTGGGATTCCGGGGCTGGATGCGATGCAGACACAGGGACCCCGACCACCGAAAACGAAAAGGGGCCACCTCCCGATGAGGAAGGTGGCCCCGAATAGGCCCGTTGATCTCAGAGTATTCTATTCAGGCTTGGCGATCTCGATCTGATGATTCGTGCCGCACTCCGGGCATGGCAGCTCGATGATGATGCCACGCTCCGTCCAGCGATAGGCGAACAGGAACTGCCCGTTGGTCTGCCCCCGCTTGCGCCGCCGCTCCAGGCAGCGCGGGACGGTGCACGTCTTCCGAACGACCTCTGACAAAGCGAACGGGGCCGACATCATGCCTCCCGATATCGGCCCCGAATAGGCCCGTAATGATCCGGAAATCGTCGTGATCTCACTTTCGTCCTGTTCGACCGTCCACACAATATATAGCACAACGTCGTTTTTTTGTCAACTCCTACCAGAACAAATATTCTGATCGGGAGGCGCCTCCCGGCGCCGTCATCGCTACAGGCGCCAGTTGTCCGCCGGGCTGGCGCTTCTCTGCGCCCGCTCCAGGTCCACCTCGGCCAGGCGAGCGTAGATGCGAACCGTGTCCAGCCTCGCGTGGCCCAGCATCTCTTGTAGCTCCAGAGGGTTTCCCCCATTCCGCAGGAAGGTGATGGCGAAGGTGTGACGAAACCGATGCGGGTATACCCTCTGGATGCCCGCTCGCTGGCCTGCCTTCTGCAGCATTTTGCGGACGTTGTGTCGGTCCAGAGGCTTCCCATTCGATGTGGCAAACAGCGGGTCGTCCTCTTCGAGCTCCCCTCTAGAGGCCAGGTATCGCCACATGGCCCGCCTGGTCGTATCCCCCACGAAAATGACCCGCGTCTTGTTCCCCTTGCCGTGTCGGATGATCACCTGCCCCCGGCGGCGGTCGTAATCGCGCACGCGCAGCATGACCAGCTCACTGACCCGGATGCCCGAATCGACCAACATGAGGATGATGGCGCGATCCCGCAATGCAGTGGGCCTGCGGCCTCTGACCCCTTTGACCCATCTGCAATCCCAGGGAGCGTTGTAGTCACACGCCTCGAGCAGGGCGCGCACCTCCTCCGGCGTGAACGGAACGATCTGAGGGCGATGGTATCTGGGACACTCCACGCGGCCGCGGACGATGTGTGGGATCCCCAGGTTCCTCTCGGCCCAGGTCCAAAAAGAGGAGAGGGCGATAAAATGGTTGATGACGGTCTTGTCGGAGAGTCCCAGCTCATCGGTAAGGAAATTCAGGAACTGCTCTACATCGCTGCTAGTGATCGCCTCAACCTCGGCATCAGGCCCCACGAACTCCAGGAAGCGCCTGAAGGTGAGTTCGTAATCGCGCTGGGTATTGGGGCTCAGGTTTCGTCTTTTTGACAACCAATAGCCTTCCATTGCATAATCCAGACGCAT